GAATTGCTAAAACATGCTATGGCTACTTACATTCGTGAATTAGATGTAGAAGATGGCAAAATGGTTTATCTCGGTAATAGAGATAGAAACCTTAATGGTAAATTTAATGTTTGGGCTAGAGAAAAAGAGAATGATAGCACGTTTTTAACAATAGAAACTAATTGGCATGATGTAGAACCTTTGCTAACAAGGCCTACAATAAATATGATTAAGCAAGAAAAAGAATTAAACCCTAATAATTATAAATATATGTTCTTGGGTATTCCTGTTGGTGGTAATGAGTTGGTTTATGGTGCTTTTACTTACAACGTTCATGTTATGCCTCAAAAAGAAGACAATAAAGATACGTTTATCGACATAAATACACAAAAAGAGTATAATTTCACAAAAGAATGGCTCTTAATGCACTTAGAAAAGGTATATTTTGGTGTAGATGGCTCAACAGTACGAGATATGACAGAGTTTATACCTATTTTTCATATGAAAGATGGTAAACTTATCGTAAAATGTGGAGATATATTACAACATGACCCTAAAATGAACGGTCAAATCAGAAATAATGTGCTTGTAAATATTCACGTTCGTAAATGGCTACAAGATATTATAGATAAATATTACTTGCAATATAAAGAAAAAATATTTGTTGTTGATGGACATAATACAGACTTAATTGAACAATTAGAGTATCAATTTGGTGGATATTGTAGAGTTGTTCCGTTTACTAAGAAAGATTTAGTTGCAACGAGTGATAGAGTGAATAATGCTCTAGCAGATAAGAAGTTGTTATTTACAGATGAAAGTTGGATTGAACTTATAAGTAAAAACGAAATTCAAGCCGTTACTTTATATAATGAATTAGAAACAGTATGTTGGAGAGAAGATGACCCTACTAAGTTTAATGACGCTATACCGAATGATAAAACAGACGGAATACGTTATCCAGTAGCTTATCACGCAGTTCCATATCAATTACACGATTATAGCAAAGGGAGTGAGTAATTATGGCAGTAACGAATGTGATAGACCAAACAAAACAATCCATGCAACAAATCGGTAAAATATCATCATTAAATCCAGAATTAACTTACTCATATATAATAAGAGATACTTTTTATAATTTAGTCCCTACTGAATTTAAACAATATTATTTATATAACGTAAGAACAATGTTAAATTGGTATCATGGTTATGTTCCAGAGTTCCATGACCCAAGAAACGGTATATTTTCTACAAGAATTGGTAATTCAATCGTTAAAGAGTTATCAAAACTTATAGTTGGCGGTCAAGTATTCATTGAAAACAAAAATTCAGAAGCTAATCCAAATAGTAGAGTTAATGCTACTGTTAAAAAGTTTCAAGATTATTCAGACAAGTATAGATTCCAAGATTTTGTTAAAAAGTTAGTTGAATATACATTAGCAGGTGGAACTAGCGCTATTGTATTATCTATAAACAATGAAAGAGATTTAGTTCCTAAACTATCAAGAATAGACCAATTTCTTCATTCAGTAGATTTTAGTGGAAATGTAATAAATTATACAGGTTTCATTAAGTCTTATACAGCCGAAATAGATAAAGGCATGAATAGAGGGAAAGAATGTAGAAACTATTACCTATTAGAAAATAGATACTATAATGAACAAGGTTATCCTTGCTATAAAATCAATATGAAATATGGTATAGCATCAGTTGTATCAGGCCAAGAGTTTGATTCAAGAGAAACTAATGATGTTCAATGGGAACAATTACCAAAAGTTATTAGAACGTCTTTAAAAAGAGATTATGGTAACATATTTAAAATAGGAATTGAACAACGTATATCAACAGGGATTCCACAATTAGGTGTCTTAATCACCAAATTAAACGCAGCTAACACAATACCTGAAGTAGATTTGGGCGAAAGTGCTTTAGCAAACGTAATATCATACTTAATAGGTTATGAACAAGCGTATTCAGAAATGATTACAGACTTGTACTTAGGTCGCGGTAAAGTTTTAGTACCACAACAAATGAGAAACCCTACCGATACAAACAATGTATTTTATAGCGATTTTGATGGTATGTTATTTACTAAAATGCCTTATAATAACGAAAAAGACCAAAGCCCATTATCAGTTCAATTTGAATTAAGGGCGCAAGAATGGATACTTGTTAGAAATAATGCAGCCGAAAATATAGCTAGTGCTATTGGTGTTGCAGGTAGTGATTTGTTCTCATACTTGAAAGATAGTGCTGGTGGCTCTAAAACAGCTACTCAAATTGCTAGTGAATCACAAAAGACTATTTCGTATATAGAGGAAAAGAGAGTAATGTTTAGACAAGTGCTTGATTACTTCCTAAGAATATGGGAAAAATATGAAAAAGCAGATGACGAAATTAGAGTTGTATTTAGTTCACAAAACCATGTAAATATGTTAGTTACGACAGAACAAACAAGAGTTATGCACGAAGTTGGATTCTCATACTTTGATACATACAAGAAAATGTTTGCTGATTATGATGACGCACAAATACAAGAAATGGTTGATAGAAAATATGCACAAATAGATAGAGAAGAAATGATTAAAGCAAAATACAATCGTAAAGAAGAACCATCAGTTGAAAAACCAAAAGTTAAAGGTGGAGAAATTGTAATTGCTAATAAACAACAAGCAGTAGAATAAGGTTATAATGTGCGAAAGCACTTGTAATATAGAACCAAAGTTTAAAACAATGCAAGTCATAGTAGCCGATTACCATGCAAAAACTCAAAGAGTGAATAGCAGGACTTATATTCCGTTACTATCATAAGCGTTGCCTTTAAAGAGGAGGTTTCACAGTGAAAAATATTTTTAAACGAAAGAGAGGGCTTAAGATGCCTACATTAGAAGAAATTAAAGTATTACCGAAAGAAGAAAGAAAAGCGATTTTATCAGCACTAAAAGATGACAAAGAATTGGTTGAAGAAGTAGTTGAACCAGTTGTAGAGCTAGTAGTTGAACCAATCGTTGAACCAGTAGTAAAGAAAACAGATGACGAAGTTCTTAAACAAAATCAACTTGATGAAGCTAAGAAATTAGAAGCTGCCATTTTAATTGAAATGGAAAACACAGATGACCGAGAAGTAGCTAAAAAACTTGCTATGGATCATATGTCAGAAAAAGCTGATTATTATGAAAAGAAACCAGTTGTAGAAGAAATAGTTAAAAAACCAGAGGTTGAAAAAAATGATTTTGACGCAAGATTTAAAACTCTTGAAAAAACCTTTGAAGAAAAAACTAATAAAGCATTAGAGGCTTATGAAGAAAGGCTTAATGCTAAATACAAAAAATTAGAAGAAGAAAATATAGAGTTGAAAAGAACTCACCCTATGGGTAATTTCACATCAAAGCCAAATGATGGCACTTTGAAAAGAGCAGAAGCACGTGATAAATTATCTATGGATTATAAAGAAAGAAACAATCAACACAGTAATGTATAAAAAATAAAATAAAAAGGAGAAATTAGATTATGGCATTTGGAGATTTTATAGGATTATCAGTAAACGATACCGCATTAGAAATTAAAGTCGGTAACGTAATGTTAAGATCATTGATACAAAATAAAATGTATCATGATGGCGTTGGGATTACGGAAGTATTCACAACAGGTGCAGATAGAGGTGGCGCAGTATTGCGTTGTCCTAAAGTGGCAAACTCAACAGGTGAATTTAGAACACTAGGTTCTGCTACTAATGGTAAGTTTTTTAATAGTGAAGACCCAGAGATAGCAACATTAGGTGAAGAACTAATTTATTGTAATCACGTTTATGATGCTATGGAAGATGTACCACAAGCACAACACGTATTATCATTAGCAGGTGCAAGTGCAGTTGGTGTTCGTTCTGAACGTATTGCTAAGAATATAGCAAAACAAATGAACGCAGGAACATTAGCATATCAATTAGCAGACGTTATTAACGCTGTTATTACGGCAGGTGCAGAAACAGATAGAATTTATACTTATACAGCAGGAACAGCAGGGGACGCAATCGAAAAATTCTTAGGAGCATCAGCAGCATTAGATGATGGAGATGGCGATTATAATGATTACTTCCCAGTAGTAGGAAGGGTAGCCCTATTAAGACCGTCTTGTTTAAAAGACTTACGTCAAAAAGGTGATGTAATTATCAATGGTTCAAACTTCGCACAAGATATTATGGCAAGTGGAGCAGTTGATTCAGATACAGTATTACCTGAAATCGTAACAGGTTATCGTGGTACTATTAACGACACAGCGGTATTTATGGTTACACAAGCAATTTGGACAGAAGCAGAAAAATGGTTAGGTGTTCCAGCAGGTTATTTAGATTATATTGTTGGTTTAATTTGCGCAGCAAATGCAACTGGTAGAGGTTATGCTTTCCCAGAACAAGTTAAAATCATTGATTCACCAGATGGCGTAGGATTAAGAATCCAACCATTATCAAACTTTGGAGTAGAAGTATTCTTTGAAGGTGGAATCAAATTGTTAGCAGATACAGCTTTCGTAGAAGGTTCAGTAGCATTAGCAGTTGAAGCGCCAGGTTCAGTTACAGCAGTAACTCCATCAGCAGTAGTTATAACAGGACTTGAAACAGTAGCAGCAGGAGAAACAATTACAATGACAGCTACCGTTACAGGCGGACTTGATGGTTCAAAATACGCAGTTAAATGGACTAGCGCAGATGAATCAGAATTTACAATGGCAGATGTTTATACATACACAACAGTTTCTACAAACGTATTATCATACGTAGCAACTGACGCAGGTACAATATTAACAGCAGAAATAATGGCTATTACTTATCCATTAGGTGTTAAGACTTATACAGCATTAGCAACACCATTAACAGACACAGTTTCAGTAGCAACAACAAGTTGATAATTTAACAAATAAATAACATATTGGGTGGCTTAACTTGGCAAGAGGGTTTGCCACCCTTTATATATCAAGCGTGTGGTATTGACCTTAGTTCAACTCTAAGGCGCTTGTAAACCAACATAGAGGAGAAATAAAATGAAAGAGTTAAAAGGCTTAAAAAATTTAGAAGAACAAGATTTATCAGTTTACACGCCTGAAGAATTAGTAAAAAGAGAAGATTACTTACAAATGTGCATGAGAATGAAAAAGGTACAAGATGATGTATTAACCGAATATTTTATGACACCGTCAATAATTAGATACAATGTGTTAGAGAATATGAAACATTTTACTAAGGAAATTTCAACATTACCACAGTTTAAGATATTCCTTGAAGATGAACTAGCGAAAATGAAGAAAACATACAACAAATTCACAAGAATTGAGAGAATTGAGTATCGTTTTATTAAGAAAATCTATCGTGATGTAGTTGAAAAACAAGGTGAAGAATTTAATACAACCGAAAAGTTAATTTATAATTATGATCAAAACGAAATAGAAGTAGAACCAATGGTATTTAAAGTAAATTAAAGGAGTGTTAATATGGCTAGAGTAGCAGATACAACAGCATTAACGTATAATACGACACATCATATGTTTGTATTAGACCCAGAATATCTAAAAGATACATGGGACATAGACGTTATTAAAAGATATGGTAGTAAAACTAAAGCAATAAATGGATTGCTTAAAATATCTATTCGTATTTATAATTACATATATAACCATAAACAAAGAAATAAAGAATATTGGCAATATTACCTAGCATTTAGCACAGAAGTTACAGACACACTAAGACAAACGCTTGAACAACAAGCGTTATTTGATAG